ACCGGCAATCATGATCAGATATTGGCATGGGACAAGGCACAAACGATCTTTTTAAAACGGATAGGCACTCAAGTTAAGATATATTATAGCAGTGCAGACAGAATAGCGGATAAGGACTCAGTGGGAATCGTTGATTTTGATCCTGTCGCAAAACAGTTCCCGGATAACCGTCCCATTTTGCGTGGAACGGATATTGAGAACTCTCTGACAGGGGTCCTATCATTTATTGGGTTCGTTCCCGATGCGACGCTATGGAGTGTAATACCTTCGAATTTCTTCACAAAGGAAGATAATAGAAACCGTACTGTCAGAAAGATATTAATCGATCTCTCACTTTTTGGACTACACCAGCTAATTAGCCCTCGTAATATCCCTGATCATCGAATAGATGCGAAAATGGATGCTATGCAGTTGTTGAAAAAGATCAGCAAGGGAGAAACGACGGAAGATTTGCCTCTTTACTTCGATGAACGCAGGGGAAGGCAGATAGCATTCGGTAGTCATCACAAAAAAGACATGATCGGGGATGGTCCAAGACACGTACATCATGACGATCATCATGACCATCACGATCACGGACACCATCACCACGATCATCACCATCATTAATGGCTAAGAAAAAAAATAATAAGTCTCCGGCAGAGGTAATGATGGATGGTGCCGTTTTCAATCCCAAGCAATTCAAGGATGTGGCTAAGAAACAACCGAAGCGCACCCAGATAATAACGAAGCTGGAAAGGAAAAATGAGAGGGAATTAGCTCAAGACATTGCCAATTGGAAGGAAGCAAAACGCAGGGCAAAAAGAAGGGATGATCCGTCGTGGGAAAGGCTGATTAAAATATTCCAACAAGTTGATGAGGATGGGCATGTAACCGGCATTGTAGAATCGATCAAGAATGAGATTAAATCCAGGGAATTTGTCATTGTCGGACCCGATGGTGAAAAAGACGATACAGCAACGGAGCTATTCGAGACGGAGTGGTTTAATAAATACCTTACTTTTGTCACTGAAGCTCCTTTCTGGAAATATTCACTCATAGAGTTAGGAGAGATTGTAGATGACGGGTTTCCCAACATCGCCCTTGTTCCAAGAGAACACGTAGTCCCTACATTGGGGATTGTCCGCAAAGATTTGCATTTCAGTGCCAGTATGGAAGGAGAAGTGTTTCATTATTTGGAAGATCCGCTCAAGCCCTGGTTTATATTCGCGGGCTCAACAGATCGTAAAGATTTGGGATTATATAATAAAGCGGCCCCCCATGTAATAGCTAAGATTGTATTATTTTCCTCAGCTTGGGATTATGCCGAAGTGTTTGGGCAACCAATTCGTATCGGCCAGACAGATATTCAAGATGATAAGCAACGGGCGAATATGATCGAGATGATGGAGAGTATGGGAGCCGCACCCTGGGCAGTGATGGGGCATGGGGATAAAATAGAATTAAAGGATGCAAATAAGAGTGATGCTGTCGAGGTATTTATGGAACCCATTACCAAATCAAATGAAGAGATCAGCAAGGCTTTTGCCGGACAAGTAGGTATGTTTGATACGAAAGCATTTGTGGGATCAGCCGAAGTACAGGAGCGGTTATTCAGAAAATTCGTTTCTTCATTTCTGCGATTTATCAAATTCTCTACTAATAACGAGCTGATACCGAGAATGATGCTTCACGGTATTTTAAGCGGTGACAAAACATTTCGTTGGGTTGAGGAAACAGACATAGAAGCGTCTAAAGACTGGGGAGAGATAACAAGAAATATAGGACCGTTCTTCGATATAGACGAAAAAGAACTTTCTCAGAAGTTGGGGATAACTGTTACAAGTCTTGGGAATATGGAATCTGAGCCACAATCGATTGCTAATAAATTGAATAAATTGTATAACCGCAATGAGGGGTGATTCAATTATAACATATGATTTGAGCAAGTTATATCGAGCATGGGAAAAGCATTACACAGAAATGGGATTGTCTTACAATAAGATTCAAACAATGGTACATCGAAAGGTAGCTAGATTGAAAGCACCTCCCGGTGAGGACATTAATAAATTAATCAAAATAGGTGGGGGATATTGTTCATAATGGCAAAACTGCATAACCGAATGACGGATCAGGATAAGACAGATATTATTAATGCATTAATAATCAAATACGAGGTTTTGAAAATGGCGGGTTTAATCGAAGATTATTCACTCAATGATTCGATTGAAAATCTATCAGTAGGGCAAGACGGTATTTTGGAGCATGATGTACATATTGATGTCAAAATAGTCCCAAAACAGACAGCAAAGCAGATTGAATATGATTTGGTAATAACTCCACCGCAAGAATAATGGGTAGAACAATAGGCTTTTATTTGATGATTTTGTATATTAGTGCTTTAAACACTAAAGCCGATATAGTGATGAATAAAGAAATTTGGAAGCCCGTAATTGGATATGAAAATATTTATGAAGTCAGTAATTTGGGCAATATTAAAAGTCTGCATAATCGAGTGCCTTCTGAAAATTCAGATGGGTGTAAAATATTAAAGCCAAACCCACAGAAAACCGGATATTTTTTATTTACTCTTTGTAAGAATGGGATTCGTGAAGTACTATTGCTACATAGAATAGTGGCTAAAGCCTTTAGCCCGAATCCTAACAATAAACCATGTGTCAATCATATAGATGGGGTTAAATCTAACAATACGGCTGCTAATTTGGAATGGTGTACTTATAGTGAAAATCTAAATCATGCAATAGGATTGGGATTATACAAATTCAAAAAAGGGAAGGATCATCATGGATATGGGAAAAAAGCAAGTGAAGAAACAAAAAGAAAAATGTCATTATCTCACAGTGGCCGTAACTGTGATTTTAATGCAAAGACATATATTTTGAGAAATCCAAATGGCAAAATAATAAGGATATTTAATATGGCAAAGTTTTGTAAAAATAAAGGATTAAGCTCTGGTTGTATGATGAAGGTTGCGAAGGGAGAAAGAATGGGACATAAAGGATATAGAGCGCTATGAGTAGGTCCGTTTCGCAGATATTCGATGAAATGATTACCGAGAAGGAAACCTTCTCTTCTCTGGATACCCTTGTTCCTAATCCTGATACTGCACAGACATTCCTAGACGATCTCACCTCATCTTCAAAAGTAGCTATTTGGCGTCTGCAGTTATGGGTGATGGCATTCGGGATATTTGTCCATGAACAGCTATTCGATCAGCATGTAATAAGTATTCAGAATGCAGCCAAAGAAGTCACACCGGGAGTACTGTTATGGTACGCAGCCGAGGCAAAGAAATTCCAAAACGGGGACAGCCTTGTTTTCAATACAACTACTAGCAAGTTCGAATACACCGATAGCACAAGCGCAGCAGCTTTGGCAAAACAGATCATCACAGTAGCCAGTGCAAGGGATATTTCACAGGTTGTAACACTCAAGGTAGCAAAGACAGTTGCCACCGTAGTTCAGGCATTGACGGCTGCAGAAAAAGCCTCATTCGGGGTGTATTTGGATGAGATCAAGATTGCGGGAACAAAGACGCTTGTTATTTCCGATCCTCCCGATAGTTTGAAAATTGCATACACCATTGAATATGATCCACAGATTCTAACTTCTCAGGGAGTTTTGATTGAGGATGGGGTGACGCTCCCAATTCAAGTGGCGATCGATACTTACATCGAGGTACAAGACCCGGATGATCCGACAACAGGCCTTCCTTTTGATAGTACTTTCCGTGTTCAGGATTTGACGGCAGCGATTCAAGGGGCGACTGGGGTTGTCAACGTCGTTGCAGATGTGATTGAAGCACGAACAATCGCCACTTCGTATGTTGATATTCTGATCGTGCAGACGGAAGATTACTTGGCAAACAGCGGTTACTTAGCAACTGTGGATTCATCCGGAACAGAAGCCGCTCCAGTGGTAGGCAACGTAGAGGTTTTGACAGCCGCACAAGCACCAGTTTATTTGACGACAGGGGCAGCATATACAGCAGACGTTTCATTGGTACGTTTTGACGATGGCGTGATTGATACAATTTATAAAGCCAACGTCAATATAGCCGATCCGGCTGGTGCGTTTGATCCCGCTAAGTGGGAAACAACAGCCAATCTGACTCTAATTAGCATTTAATGAAATTATTTATTATCTTAGTGGTGCTAACGATTCATCTTTGTTTTACAAGATATTCGATTATTGCCAGTGGATTTGATGAACCCTCCTTCAAAGGTGGATTGTTAGCCGTCAATGATACTGGCATTAATTTTACAGATATGAAATTGATTCCCTTAACAAGAGGGTTTTTTGCCAAAGTAGATGATGCTGATTTCGAGATGCTTAATAAATACAAGTGGCACGTTTCAAAAAGCCGGAATATTAATTATGCAAAAAGAAATGTCAAAGTTGATGGCAAATGGATAACTACAGATAATATGCATCAGCAAATTATGAACACGCCAAAAGGGAAAATGGTCGATCATCGTGATGGCGACGGGCTGAATAATCAACGTGACAATTTAAGAATAGTGACGACTTCCCAAAATTGTATGAATGCCAAAGTTAGGGTTGATAGCAAAACTGGATATAAAGGAGTTAGTAAATCCGGTAAAAAATATGCAGTTCATTTAGGTGTTAATTCTACAAGAAAATATCTGGGTTGTTATGCTACTGCTCAAGAAGGGGCAAAAATCTATAATAAAGCAGCCTTAAAATACTTTGGCGAGTTCGCTCGATTGAATGTAATATAATATTCCCTAAATAATTAGGATTTGTGGATCGGGTTTTGTAAATTTGGGATATGGGAAATGACATAATTACCAATTCTCGTTTATCAGGGAAAACTACTATTATGGTAATGCATATCAAAACGGAATTGCAAAATAATAGAAGTGTGGGCGTGGTTGGGATGGGGCAGCATTTAAGGATAATAAAAATGCTCGGCGATTTAGGTGTGAGCGCTAAAGTCAAGCCAATGACGAAAAATAAAAAACAGATAGGATTTATCTTTGAAAATGACACGAACGAAATAAAGGAAACGGCATGACCGATCTAAAACTAAAAGGACATGGATAGCTTGTTTTATCTACTATTATGGTTTTGTTGGTATATATGTATGATTAAAATGGTATTAGTTATTAAGAAAGGGAAAGCAAAGGTCCTATGAGTAAGTTTAAAGTCACGTATCGTACTCTCTTCTTCCAACTCCTTCCTTTCTTCCTTCGGACTGCCCTACATCTACGTTATCTTTTTTCCGCCGCCAAACCACTCCAAACGCTTAATGATGATGGAGTAATAGTCCGGGACTTCGATACGGTCAACCCAAGTTTTTTTCAACTCTTTCGATTTCTCGATGAATTTGTTAAATTTGATGCACGAACCATTTATTTACAGAAGTGGTTAAACCTATATTATGATCCTTTGCTAGAAAGAGTGAAAATCGTGAACAACAATAACTTACCATTTTTGCACCTGTTCAATAAGGTTGAAGAAAAGCCTCCGGTGTATTTTTACAATGAGTGGGATTCCACGGTAGCATATGTGGCTAGTCCCGAAGATTATGTTCATGATCGCGGGGTGGTTTATGTCTGCACTGCGAATAATACAGGCAACCGCCCCCCTAATACTAATTTCTGGACTAAGGAGAAAGACATTAATTTCATGTTCAATGATGGAGATACGCAGTTACCGGATTACACTGTTGAGGTTCCAATCGCGGTAGAATTACAACCCGATTATTCGACTGATAGGATCACCCGCCATGTGAATCAGTTTAATGCGGCGGGTACAACATTTCAAATACGAGTAGTATGATTTATAAACTAAAAACTTAAAGCTATCGACAAACTAATCACAACGACGAATGGAGGGTTTCCCTTTGTTCTTGATGACCTAAGATGGCAGATAGGGCAAATAGTAGCAGGTAATTTCGGATTAATTCCGGCTATCGAAGAACAACTTAGCCGTTACGGACAAGATTTCATAGTTCAGGGCTGTGTGGTATCGGGTTCAAATCCAACGAAATCACTGACTGAGGGCTGGATATATCTAGGGGGAGAACTTTTGAAAGTCGACGCCATTTCTGCTACTCTCGATACCGCGACAAACGACTTCTATGAGAAAGTGCCAACATTCGATGTGACAGGCGATAAAACTGCTCAAAACGGGACAGCAATACAGGCGTATCAAAAAAACAGAGGCACAATAACTACCAATTCAGGTAATCTTGCTTCTGAAGGATTGAGACTATTGGAGATGTCCGGGGGAGCTATATTTGAAGATACCGCCGGAGCATTGACCGAACTTATTTTAAGAAAGAAAATTATCGAGATAGGTGATTGGAATATGGATACAACCGTAACAATAACAGTCGCTCATGGTCTGGCGGATGAACAAAAGATACGGGAAATGAGTTGTATGATTCGCAATGATGCAGCAGATACTGTCTTTCCGCTAGGTGGATTTTTTACAAGTGGCGGTCAAATGTCAGGCGGTGTCGATGGCGCAGGGGGTACTAATGTAACGTTAAGTAGAGATACTAGTGGGCAATTTGATTCTCCTTCTTTTGATTCTACTTCATTTAATAGAGGTTGGTTAACAATTGTATATACTGTATAATAAAAACAATTAATTATGAAACGTTTAATTATTATCATCATCTCATTGTTGGTTCACAATTTGTATGCACAGAATACAGAGTATTGGATAAATAAATTACTGACCGAACAGGCAGAGATGAAGATAGAGATAGAAGCACTAAGGGGGGCTATGAAAGACGTAGACCCTGATCCCCCGCAAAAACCCTTAGATTCGTGTAGGGTGTTGTGCGAGGATTGGCATATTGTGGGGACACTGGGGGAGCCTGATTTCCAAAACACTTGGCAGAACAGAAATATTGCCACTTTCTTGCCCGCAAGGTTTCGGAAGGAAGGACAAGGAGTGGTTCGTATTGAAGGAATAGTAGAGAGGGGATTGGGATTCCCCTGGATAATGCCAATAGGCTATCGCCCACTAAAAGAAGTCTGGCTAGATGCTCATTGCACATTCGGTCATTCCGTCTTAGTAAGAATATTACCAACAGGAGAGATGTGGGTTGATGTAGACGTTCATCTTGATGTTGTCTTAAATAGTATCACCTACACACTACAATAAACTTTTCGTGTCCATAATAAGGGGTTGGTGTTATCGTGGCGCTAGCCCCTTTTGTTAATATAATCGGTAATAAATTAGGAAGTCTGGGGCGGTTTGCGTATCTTTGGGTTAAGATTAGTTCATTCAGTTACCGACAGCAAAGACTACTTCGCGCTGAGTGTTGATCTAATTCGTAAGACCCGGCGAAGATAGGAATAGCTTGGCAGTCAGTCTGGTATGAGAAAGTCGTCCTATTCGACAGGTATCTAATGGCTGCCAAGTTTGGGTACTTCTTTTAACAAAAATCGAAGCCTGAAAAGGGAGAAAAAATGCCTTTTATAACTGACTATACAGATTTTATTGAGATCACTGAGAACCAAAAAGACAGACTATTCGATTTGTGTTGGAGGAGTTGGCTCAGTGGATTGATGGGCAAGAAAATCACACGAGAGGAATATGTCAGGGAGCAATTAGAGATAGTTCCTGACTCGGAGGGGTATCAATTTATTGTGCCTCGATTTGAAAAGCGTATGTATAGAGATATTGAGATTTAAGTGAATGTTAACCTCCGATGAAAAAGACATCCTTCTCCATGCCATTTGGCGAGGAACAGTAGATGAAAGAAGATTACCGAGAAACCTTTACAATGATATTGCAGCCGGAACAACTGGAATCGGAACAGGGTTAGTTCAAGGTTTTGGATCTATCGAATCCCCGGCAAGCCTAACACTGATCAACAATCTTAATAAGAACGCTTATTTTTTCAGTGCTGCGAAAACGTTTCAGCAAGTCCTGGAGATGCAGGGATTCATCTTGGACGATCAGGGCTTTATCCGGCCTTTCTCAGCATTCCAAAAAGATGTCAACCCTATTTATGAGCAATTCAATTTACAATGGCAGAGAACAGAATTCGATACTACTATCTCTCAAGCTCAGAGTGCTTCACGGTGGGAGGACATCCAGGAGAATAAAGATGCGTTACCGTTGCTTCAATACCAAACCGCTGGAGACGAGCGTGTACGTCCAGAACATGCGGATTGGGATAATATAGTTAGGCGTGTGGATGATCCCTTTTGGGACACTCACACGCCACCATAATTAAATGATTTTAATTGCAGATGTGTTCTCATTCAATTAGAAGAAGGCGACGAACGAATTTCAAGTCTGAGAGGCGTAGCACAGAACGATAGCAAGCTTTTTGCCGTCAATCCTGCCAAATCTCAAGACATTTTCCGCGAGTCGGGACAAAATCAGCATCCGTATTTCAATGTGCCGACGCGGTATGAATTGCTCAAGCGGAGACATTTTGATTTGCCGAGGCCCGAAGATATAACATAATGAATAAATGCGAACAATGTAGCTCTGACTTATATGATCATATATGCTATTACTGTGGGTGGGATCATGACAGGGATATTACTGGCATTACAAATCTAACCGAAAAGAAATTAGAAAAACTTGCTCAAAAGACTTTGGGTATTAAAGTTTGCGAGAAATGCAATTCCAAAATTCACAGTTATAAATGTTACTATTGTGGATGGAACTACGAACTCCAAACATCAGAACGGCTCAACAGACCTAATTTCCATCACAAACGAACAAACTTAGAAGAAACTTATGTTGATAGGATTATTAAGATAGTCGGACAAGCTAATCCAATCAAGAAAAAGAAGAGACCATATCGTACATATACTACTTTATCAAATCCTATCCCTAATAATTACGGTGTAGGAGTCCCTCTTTTATCTCCATCACTTC